TACTATAAACTTTTTTATAAACTACCATTCTACCATATTGCCATTGGTCAATTAAAGAATTGATTTTAGGCAGGACATTTAGAAACAAAACATTTCTTCTGGATGCGATCAACAAAGAAGAAGGTGTGTTTCTGACTCAATTTATTATTGAAATATTGAAGGAACTGATTGAAATTACCAATATGTTGGAAATAACTTTGGTGGACAGCTTTCAAAGAACGTTCAGTGTTCTGATTGAAGAGAATGGTATAGAAACATAATTCACGAAGACGAGGAGGTAGATCGGCAGCGTATTGGGCGACGAAGATGATTGAAATATTATAGTGTCTGAAAGTGCTTAACAAATTGATTAGCTTACGACTTTGTTTGATACTGCCAGCGCAGTCATCCAGAACCAACATAAGTCTAGGATATTTCTTTTGTTCGAAGTAGTATTTCTGCTTCCTCATAATCACACTGATTTGTTTATCGAATTCGAGTGGTAGACTCATTTTGTGGGGAATACTATGTTCTTTGAGCATATCGTAATTGCCGTTGAAAGAAGTGGGTGAGATGACAATGCAGTAATCATATTCATGACGATAATAATTTAAAATGTATCTGACACTGTGAGATTTGCCAGAACCAGAAGAACCAAGAATTCCGAGTAAGAAGGGGAACTTTAAATCCATTTTATTTCATTTAAATAAAATGTTGTTACAAACAGCAAACAAAATGGAATTCAGCGACTGGTTTATAGACAGCGCCATACTCTATCATCAGAATGGATCAATCCCAACAAATTTAACTGAAAATCAGATTATTAGATTCAAAACACGAGCGAATCGTTTTCAATTAATTAACGACAAATTATATGCAAGGATCAAATCCAAAACTCTGAATGTTACCAAACATCAAGTTCAAATAGTAGCACCGAGAGACAGGGATCAAGTATTGAGTGAGATGTACAAAGATACGGAACAGACGAGGAATGGAAGGGATTCATTTTATACCAAAGTTGCGATGAAGTATTTGAATATATCCCGTCGCTACGTGCAGGAGTTTCTGAGGAAACAAGTTAATTATCAGCTTCACTTGCAACAACCGAGAGAAAAGACGTTGAAACCTGAATCCGTGACAGAAGTAGGAGAGAAATTTCAGATAGATTTGATTGACATGACTAAATTTGTTGGATACAATGCTAGGAAAGGTTGGATAGTGACTTGCATTGATGTGTTTTCAAAATACGCATTTGCTCGGAGTATCACGACTAAGAAAGCAGAAAAGGTATTGGAAGCACTCGAAGATATTTTGACTGAAAATTATGGGATCTTGGGACGTGATCCAAAAGTTATTCACAGTGACAATGGATCCGAGTTTGTCGCTAAAATCTACAAAGACTTTTTGAAATCACGTGGTATTGAAATCTTTTATGGACAAACCTATTCAGCTCAACAACAAGGAACAATTGAAAGATTCAATCGAACTCTGAAAAGTCTAATTTACTCTTACATTACTACTAGACAAGGACAAAGTTACGCTCAAAGATATTATGATAAACTCCAAGATTTTGTGAAGAACTACAATACTTCAATTCATTCTTCAATCAAAGCAAGACCGATTGATATCCATAAGTCAAGTCGGCAAAATGTGAAACAAGTAAAGCTGGTGGAGAAGAAAATTGAAAAGTTTGTGGATGAATCGAAGGAATTGCCTGTGTTGTTGCCACACGATAAAGTTAGACTGCATATATTGACTTTGGGGGAAGAGAGAAAGAAGAAGTTGTTTGCAAAGAAGGTAGCGCCGCAGTGGAGTGTTGAGATTTATGAGATTGTGAGGAGATTTCATTTGAATGATCCTAGTAAAAAGAAGAAATATCGGGTGAAGATGGTTGTGGATGAGAATGGGAATCAGGTGGATCAGGTAGTTGAGAGATTGTTTTACAGACAGGATTTACAAAAGATTATTTAAGACTTTGATAAAATTCAATTCTTTAATTGACCAATGGCAATATGGTAGAATGGTAGTTTATAAAAAAGTTTATAGTACAAAGTTAACTTGAATATTCCTACAAACTTGTAAGAATATTCTATAATATTCTATAATACTCTTAGGAAGACTTTTGGACAGACTGCCATTCTGCCAGCCTGCCATTGGTCAATTAAAAAATTGATTTGAAGAAGTTGATGAGATTAAAATTTGGAACGACGATCGCCAGCGGTTTTACTGATATAATCCTGGAGACTGACAAAATTATCGCGGAACAATTTGACATATAAGTGATAAATGCCATCGAGTTTCTTCTCCAAATAAGAATGAAGGCCGTCATAATCCAATTTCAGATTAACGCCACGATGTTGAGTGACTAAAACGGCGTGGGAGTGAAGCAAACCTCGTTCGGGACCGATTTCAATGGCGAATTGAATGGAACCTTTAACGCGTTCATGGAGAGGAACACCTTTTAATTTACCGTCGTCTTCAGTGCTAGGTTTCAAAATGATGAAGTCGTGGATATCATTGTCCATTAAATTTTTGATCATAGATTCAAAAAAATTATAAAATTCAGTAAAGGCCGCAGGGGACATTGTGCGATTACTCCTATTGGAATTGATGGTAAGAAAGAAGTTGGAACGACGAAGAGGAGGTTGGGAACTTTTTCTCTTAGAATCTGCTCGTTGATTGTAGATCGCCTTTTTAACTTGATTAATCATGCTTGGTTCTTGATCCATATTGGCTTTTAAAGAACGAAATAATTTTGTAGCAGTCACAAAATTATTTAGTAGACATTTTTAAGCAATTAGGAAATTAGAATTGGAGGAAACACAAAATACTCTTGTACCAACAGGTAAAGAATAAGAAGATCCACCATTAACAGTTTGGCCTGCCTTTGGGGTGAAAGTGACAGTATTAGCGGATGTATCGATTCTTTGACAATAAAAGTTCATTCCGTCACCGACAATTGTTTCCATTGATATTGTGATTGATCCACTAGTTGCGTCGATAACAAAGAAGTTATATCCATCCCAGTTATCAAGATCTAAATCAACATTTGAAGAGATATAACCGACTGAAAGTTGTGCCATTTTAAGATGGATAGAAAAAATCTTTAAGTAATTTTTTTACAGATATTGAAGTGAAACATATCCAGCAGAGGCAGCAGGTGTGGTTGATCCATTAGTAAGGCCGACTGCAATTTTATCAAATTGGTTACAACTTTGAGAATAGGTGGCCTGAGTATTTGTTTGTGCTCCTGATAAGCCGCAGTTGAGACTACCATCATTTGTACCATTTTGGTAAACTGAACAAACCCACAAGTTACTTCCTCCAGGAGCGGTGGCGACGGAAAAGCTACAATTAGTTATAGTTAGAGCGCGAGGACAGATGAATTGGCAAAAGTTTATATTAGTGGATTGACCAGAACCAGGCATTACATATGAACCGGATGAAATATTACCGCCTGTGTTAAAATAAACAAAAGAAGTGGCAGTAGTTTGAGCTGGACCTTGAGGACCTTGAGCTCCTTGACTTCCAGTTGGTCCAGTTGCTCCATTAGTACCATTTGTACCATTTGTGCCGTTAGTTCCAGGGGCTCCAGTTGATCCAGTTCTACCTGTTGCTCCAGTTGCTCCCATTAAACCAGTCGCTCCAGTTGCTCCCATTAAACCAGTTGCTCCTTGAAGACCAGTATAACCAGTTGCTCCCATTGAACCAGTTGCTCCTTGAAGACCAGTATAACCAGTTGTACCCATTAGACCAGTTGCTCCTATTAAACCAGTTGCTCCCATTGCTCCCATTGAACCAGTTGCTCCTTGAAGACCAGTATAACCAGTTGCTCCCATTGAACCAGTTGCGCCCATTGATCCCATTAAACCAGTTGCTCCTTGAAGACCAGTATAACCAGTTGCTCCTTGAAGGCCAGTATAACCAGTTGCTCCTCGAAGACCAGTATAACCAGTTGCTCCTTGAAGGCCAGTATAACCAGTTGCTCCTTGAAGACCAGTATAACCAGTAGAGCCGATTAAACCAGTGGGACCAGTTTGACCTTGTAGACCGGTAGGACCGACGACGGAACTATTGATCCAGTTGGAGCCGTTGAATTGGAGGACTTGGCCGCTGGCAGGAGAAGAAAGTTGAACATTTTTGATAAAACCGATGTCGGCCAGGGAACTGGTTTTATTGCCATTAAAACTCCAGTCACCGATAATATTGATGAGATTCCAAGAAACTTGGTAATTATTATTGATGAAATAAAATTCGAGGATACAAGAGCCCTTTGGATTTGTCTGGGTTGGTGAAATTATGGTACAATTGTTATTATACTGACTATCATTGGAAAAGACTGTATTATTGAAATTAATGGTCATGGGATTGATAGAACACATAAAACCAATTCTAGTACCTTGTGGTGGATTTGAAGGAACATTATAAGTAGCCCCAAAATTATCCATATAAAAAGTGTTCAAAGCAGTTGTGATGGTACCAGCAGAAAAGACAGCTGGGTAATTAACATAGAAAGATCCAAAAATATTATTCCACTTGGAACCATTGTATGATAACACTTGATCAAGACTTGGATTTGAGATTGTTACATCCGAACAAGCTGATAATTCTGATGGACCTGTTTGACCAGTAGGACCTGTAACGCCAGAACCAGATGCACCAGTAGGACCGACAGCACCTCGAGCGCCTTGCAAATTAGCATTAATAATAGACTTCATTTTATTATTGATGAAATAATAAAATTAGAAGGGAGATTAGAATTTCTTAGCATTTTTGAATAAGTAATCACTGGCAAGAATGGATCCAGAACCAACAAGGAAAGTTTTAACGAAAGGAGTATCACCATTGTCGGAGATTCCAAAACGACTCAATCCGTACATGGCGAGACCACCAATGGAAGGTTTGACGAAAGCAGCTTCGGCTTTAGAATATTTCATATTTTTAGGAATTTTATCAAGAACAAAGTCTTCGAGAGCAGTACCAGCGATATGAGAAGCTACTGACACACCTCCAACGGCTGCATAAGCGGGAAGGTCAACACCGAAAGTGGGAATAGTGTCAGAAAGAGAACCGCCGAGAATGAGAGAATAGAGACCGACAGAAATTCCTCCGCTGAGTAGTGCTGGATATAATTCATTTTTTATTTTGTCAAGTGTAGTCATGGCCATTTTTCAGTTAACAAAAAAAAATAATACCAGCACAAATTTTGATTTTTACACGGCTAAATGATTCTCATTGTCGGATTTACAAGTCACTGAAATTATCAATTATTGTATTTGGGATCGCGGCATTGTCTATTAGTTTCTCCTCTTCTAATTTTTTATTGTGAGTATGTAATCCGAAAATTAAGTTGCAAGTTTGAAGTGCCAACCGAGGGAGAGGTGAAATGTAAGCAAAATCTTCATATTCCAAACTAACTTCAGTCAGAGTTTCCAATAGTTGTTCGTTATTCAATATATGATTCTTTAAATTAGTTAAATTCAATCCAAATGAAGGAGCGATGTTCTCCACTAAAGACGCATATTGAATATAAGAAGTTGTAATCATACTAGCAGAATGACGACATCCGATAGTAACTCTTACTTCGTCCAATAATTGTTTTAATTCAGTCGCTGACAACAATTCCAATTTTTCTGCATCAAGTCGATCCCCAAATCCCTTCAAATAATTTCCAAACAATTCCTTCCTCCTCGAAATCTGCAATTTCGTCTTTGTCTTTTCAATCAAAACATCCGCTGGCTTCGATGGCCCAAATCCCGGTTCTTCTCCCTCGGAGGCATTAGGTTCATCGTTTGGGGGTAGTGTAGTATTAATGGGAATATCGTCAACATCATCTTCAATTTTACCAATGTTGTCAAGCTCGTCGAAGTTAGGAATCATGTTACTGTCATTCATTTTAAAATAAATAATTATTAATTAGCCAGTAGCAATTAAACCTACTAAACCCACTAAAGATCCATAAAAGAGAAGATTTGAAAACGAGTTATTGGTAGTAACATTTGTTTTTTTGGTTACACTTGTCTGACGCCCCACCGTCCCAAATAAATTATTGGATGGACCCCCCGAACTTGGGACACATCCCCTTTTTGTTTGAGATCTGATCCGAGTATCAAAAGGTTGACCCCCATTTGGATTTGCACATCTGGCTAGAGCTTCTTGTCTCGTTCTAGCTTCCGGATATGCTTCATCATCTGGCACTGCCTCCGAAGGGTGTACGGCTTCCGAGGGCGGTGTATTGCTTTGTCCACCGAGGGGGCTCGGTAGAGTAACAATAGCCTGGGATCCATTAGCGACGGAATCAGTCATTACATTTTGAGTGAGAGTAGCAGCGTTTTGTGATTGAGCAATTTGGGGATCAGGAAGAGAGTTTGACTGAACGTACCTATCTGCGTTACCACGGACTTGATTGACGGACAATGAAATTCTATTAGTCATTTTTATTTAATTATAAATATAAATAACAATCTTTATTAATTCTTTATTTTAATAGTTAGCTTCTGATAAATATCCTTTGGAAAGTTTAAGTCATGTATCACTTTACCAGAATTAAATGCATCTCTGGCAGCTTTATTCGCATGAGCAAGAGCTACGTCATCTTTTTCTCCGTAGGTAATTGCATCTGTGTAAGCCTTTTTGAAAGCTGCATCGGCAGCTACACCTAAATTGTAAAGACTTATTTGTCTGAGCCTTAGCCACTTAGCGCCGTCATCGATTGCTGCAATTAACAATTCATTTCTGGTTAATTTTTTAGACAGACCGAGCTCCCTGAAAACGTATGATTGAGAGGCACCTCCGTCAAGAGTCACGCTGCTTGGAAGAGCGAATTGACCTGCATTAGTAGGAGCCTTAATTTCTACTGTTCCGAATAAAGTATTAAACTTTGCGACTGGTGTTGTCGAATATTCTTGCATTTTTAATTAACCATTAAAAAAAAATTCAGACTCGAGCGGCTTTGACGAAACATTTTATGTATCTCTTGAATTTTAATTTATTTTCTTCTTTCACCTTGTCCCAATCTATCTTAGCCATATTCAATCCAAGTTTTAAAACTGAATCATCTACGTTACACTCGGCATCTGCATAGCGACTCAATTCAATCAGATATTTCTGAAGAGCGTTTTTATCGTTGACACATGAATTTAATTGCATGAGGTATTCATTATCAGATTTCATATTGAAAGTGTCTTCTAATCGAATAAAGTTAATGAAATTTTTGAGTTTTTCGATGATATAGTCCTGTTTCCGAATCGCCATTTTTACTTTCAATTTTATTTTACCATTATTTAAAATAAAATGGGTTTCTTTAGTACAATATTTCACGGCGCTGAAAACATAGTTTCAAGTATTTATCACGGAGTTGCTAATGACATTAACGACGTCGGTAGTGTAATTAAGAAAGTTCCTGATGTCGTCAATAATGCAGTCGATAAAGTCACCTCCGTCGGCAAAGATGCTGTCGATCAAGTTGGAGGAATTGCCAAAGGTGCTGAATTTGACTTATTTCTTCCTTTCTTGTTGATCGGTGGTGGTCTCGCCTTTTTCCTTTATAATCAATCTCCTAATACTGTATCCAATGTCGCTCAATCAGCTTCTCGTGCTCCTATCCCTATCGGTTAAATAATTATTAAATTGTAAATAATTATTTTGGATATCCGAACAGTACATTTTTAGAAATTGCTTCAGCTGGTTTGTAATTACGATTATTGACAAAAGTTACTTCTCCTTCATTTATAGTATTGAATGTAAGCTTGTCGGGTACCTTAGCTTTTTCGTTTAAAACTTTGTTGGATTTTAATTTATTTAATACGTCATTAACGGTCTTCACTGTGTATCCAAAATATATATTGTTCGAACTTTCCAAGTAGTAAGGTGTTAAGTTTTTAATCACCTTTTCTCTTTCCTCGACTCTGGCTTTTGATTCATCTATTATCTTCTGCAATCTTGTCTTTTCTTCTTTTATATCCTGAACAAGTTCTTTTTCTCTCTGCTTTTGCGCCTTCTTTTGATCCTTAATATGTTGTTTATAGACTTCTAATTTAGCTTCTTCTTCTCTTAGTTTGGTCCCGAAAAGTACGTCTTTTTTCCTATTATCTCTATCGTACTTTGCTCTAAATATTGTATACTGTGATATATCATTCGCAAAATTAGATAAATACTTGGTCATCCCCTTTTATTTCTTACCTTTTAAATATTCTTTGCTAAAAGTCCTCCAATTTCGTCGTTTCCTTTCGGCCTCAGTTAGAGCCCACCACGCTTTACCTGCTTTCTCCAATCTACTTTGTTGTTTCTTCATTCCAGCATTCGATTTACGTTTGGCCATTTCTTTTACAATGTTAAAAAAAAAATGAATGAGATTTGAATTTAAACAGAAGGCTGTGACATCAAATTTCCATATGAAGCCATCAAAGTTCCATAGTTAAATCCTAGAATATTGACTGTATAAGTGGCTGTTGCTGGCCAAGTGCTTGGAGTTTTGATTCTGAGTGTTTCAACACCTCTGAAAATGTATCCACCAGTTGAAGAACCGCCAAGAATGACAGAAGCAGGACCTTCAAAGAATGGCATCACATACAAACCTGGCAATCCCGAAGTAGTATTCAAAATCCAGCCAGCAAATTGTAATGAAGCATGTGTTCTCAGCAACAAATCAGTCATTTCAATACCCACAATAACACCGTTGGCATCAAGTAATTGCAAACTATAAACTGGTGGAAAGGATGTCAGATTTGAATAAGCGAGTGGACTTGGTTCAATATAAATTACAAAATGACTGTAGTAACCATTAGCGGATGACAGAAGAACATCATACTGACTATTTGCTGCCATATTCGAAATAGACTGCATGCAAACTCTGTTTCCAATTGGAAATCTGTATTTCATAACTGATTCTTTTCTGGCTGAAGCTTCGTTGCTTTCCACATCCGAGTCAAATAAAGTTCCTACTGAAAGAATATCTGCTTGAATAATTGAACAGTTGGCTGGTGTATCTGTTCCATATTGACTCCAGTAAATTCTAAGTCTCAATGGTGAGTTCAACGCATTCAATTTCAATCCATTACATGAATCAATAAATGATGGAACATGCAGAATATACTCTTGTGTTGCATTTGCTGCAAGTGGAACTCCTCCAAATGTTGCAGGATTGATTCCTTCAGCCAGTGCTATACGATTCAAATAATCATAACTCTCGTTAATCTTTGATACGTATATTTCACTGCCATAGACTGTAGCCAATAAATTGTTACTATCAGTCGAATAATATTCCACACGATCAATCAACCTTGCTGGTAGTAAATTAATTGCTGTAGTTGTATTTGTATTTTGTATAATTAAATCCAGTTGGAGTGTGTTCGTAAATCCCAATCCATTCAACTGGTAATCTGTTTGTCCGTTACTTGACACTGTAAGATTGCTTAATCCTGATTGTGGCTTATTTCTTATTCTACTTGCGAATGTATTCTGTATTGGTGTTTTGACTGTATTCACTGGAAACTGGTCTCTTCCATGTTCATAGACACGATGATCTTCTGCAACGTGATTTGGGTCTTTTGATTTTAATCCACCTCCATAAAATGACTGCGACATGTTTTTAGTTGCAAAAAAAATTAAAGTTAATTTTTTTATTACCGTTAATACTCTCCAAATCATTTTAAAATGCCTCTATTACCTCATCCAATTATTCGAAAAATTCTCAGTGAACTCGATCCCCTTACTTTTTTCTTATCCCCTCTACAACTTACTATCATGATGACTTATAAAACAGACACAAAACTAGAATGGTGCCATTTCAAAAATAGAATGAGTAAAAAACTTAATCTTCTTGATCCTTTTTATGATGGTAAATTAGTTAATTCTTTAGCAAACATTCACACTTACATGTTCCCGTCCATCCCGCTCCACCTCCACGCCACCCCTGTCGCATTAATTCGGCTTAATTCAGCTTAATCCGCAGCCGCCGCTTTCTCTCAATTTTCAGCAGCAGCAGCAGCCGCCGTCGCATTTTTCGCTATTTTTGTCGCAATTTACGCTATTATTTTCTAATTAATTCTCACATGTTGGACTGGAACATTTCTTATGGGCTTATGATATGTTTTTCGACGGAATACCCTTCATGAAATGTCACATTGGCGTTGGTTAATAATTTATCCATCCTATCCAACGTCTAGCAATTTTTACCTCGTCAATCCAATATTAAAAAAAAAAAATGATTTAAAATTTTTTAATTTTTTAAAATTTAAAAACAAATCTAATAACATAATTACAACTATTACTATGACAGCAATAATGCAAAGAGTATTCGATGAAAGAGTGAATCACTTGTTAACTCAATTAGAAGATTCTTCCTCTAATGATAATGCCCTTTTTGCTATCATGTCCGCACTGGACCTTGTTCATGAAATGCAAGATGCCTCCGATGTCCTCCCAAGGGTGGACGGCGTTATTTGTGATCCTCAACCCATTCAACTCATTCAACCAGTTACTGCAATTGAAGATCAACCAGTTACTGCAATTGAAGATCAACCAGTGAGACCCGTAGAGGTTCCTAAAGTTGAAAATGAAATTCAACCAATTCCCCAAGTCGCTGTTACAGGTGAATCTAAAATCATTCACAAAATCAAAAAGCCCGTTGCACCAATTAAAAAGATCGCTGCCAAGGTTAAATCTCCAAGAAAAAGATCAGTAGCTCCCAAACCTGCAGCTCCTGTTCATGAAAAATATGTTCATATGGCCACTCCTCATCCCAGAAAAGATGAAGTCAAACCTGTTAGACGTCTTTCACCCAGTCCTGTTACGAAAATTACGTGTGTTTGCCAAAAAACCATACAGTACCGCTCTTACAAAAGACATCAAGCTTCCGACTTCCACAAAGATTATATGGCTTCTCATAAAGTCGCTGAGGGCTATGACGTTGTCAATTAAGTTAACAATTTATATGTACCCCAAAATCTCTTTTCTCTCGCTACCGTACTTTGATTCCAACTTAATTCCTTACTCATATTCGCCAACCATCTCACTGATATATATAAAAAGGATATCCCATAACCTTTGGCACGATAAAGGAAATGTTCATAGATATTATTTAAAAATTTCATATATTTTTTAAATAAAATGGATAAACTTAATTCCGTCAAGCCCACTATCACCCGTGGTCCCCGCCTTACCAAGAAACAAAAGTTGCTCATCGAACACGGCTTTCATATCGAAAATGAGAAAAACTTCAAATTCGAACGCAAGGATAACAAATTTACTATTACCATCCATGGTCTCGATGAAAAACGCTTCCTCGAATTAGCTCATGAATTCTTCGCCAAGGATCGTGCTTTGGATTTTCCTGAACCCAGTTTTACCAAATTCCCCGATCCTAAAGATGGTCGTCCCGCCCGTCGCAAACGTGTTAAAGCTGTTAAAGCTCCTGAAGTCGTATCCGCCGCTAAAGCCGCTCGTAATTCTGTTCAGGATTTTGATATCGATTATGATGATGATATCGATAGTTCTTAAGTGGATACGTTTTCTTTAGAAATGGAAGACCTACTTAAAGAAAAGCTTGAACTCAAACGTAAAATTGAACTCTTGGTCGATGAATATAATAAGCACAAGCAAAAACTCGCTGACGCCACTGATGATTTTAATCGACGAAATGATATATATGATTTATTGCTTAAATATAGGTGTAACTCTTGTCATGAATATTTCTTTAAGAGTGAGCTTCCAATCTTTCAAGTTTCTCCTTTCAAAAAAGATTCTTTTGGGAAACGAATCGCCGCCGTCGTAGCTCATGATCCAAGCAGATGTCCCCAATTTAATCCTTATCGTGCACTCTTTGTCTGTAAATCCTGTGACGATAAGAAATATTGTGATGATGATGAAAAACCACATAATTGTAAGGAATGTGAAGATCATACTCATACTCATGATTACGATGGAGGTCAGTTGTCCCATTGTTGTACCATTTGTGGTCATAAATGGTGGGAATAATAAAAAATTAATTGAATGATTAATTAATTTTTCCTTGGTCTCAAATCTAGTTTTTCGTGAGTAACTTGACTATCATCGACGACTTTTGGTACAGCTTCAGCGGATACTAACTCTTCGGATTCAGAGTCTTTTTCATTTACTTCGTAAGTGCCGTCATCAGTGGAGTCGGATTCATTTTCGTCGTCATTTTTAGGATCCAGAGTGTTAGCATCATTTTTAATTTTTTCGCACTCCTCCCTAAGCGCAAGACCATAAGCACGTATCTTTTCATCAGCGTATATTCGATCCTCCGGGAGATTTTTTACTATTATCCTAGATGCGTACACACTATACCTAGCTTTTTGCTCTTGACCCACTCCAGTTATATTTAATGAAGTTGCTGAGAGCAGAACCCTAGCATCCATTTCCACACCTAAATATTTTCCAGCTACGTAATCAAGATCTTTATCTTCACCCTCTATCTGAAAAGTAGTAGCGGATACAAATCCCGGAACAAATTTTTTATTAACTTTTACAGTCACCGTTCTATTAGTGTAATGTTTTTCTTTTTGCGGCCATACTGGCGATTCTATAGCACACTTTATGTCAGGTCTAAGTGGTTCAAGTACCCGGGGAAAATTAATTAAACTTTGTAGTACTTCATTCTCATTCATACTCGTCATACTCAATTTCATATGAAGCACGTAATTTTTAAATTTATCGATTGTCAAAGTTACACTACAGGTCGGGGTGGCTAGGAACGGACTATACAGGGGTTCCTTTGGATCGTTAACAAATATTCTGTAAGTGACCGTGTTACTGGTTGATCTACTTCGGGTATCATCATATAGCATCACGTTAGTATCAAATTTAGTTGGGGGGCTCTTTTTAACACTTTCCTGTTTAACTTGTAGAATCTCCGAAGGGGCGTTCTGAGTTGTAGGTTCTGGTATAACAGGACTTATTTTAGCAGGCTTTTGTTTTTTCTTAGACTCTTTTTTCGATCCTTTGTTCTTTTTGGTTTTTGTTGGCTTGGTTTGGTTGTTCATCTTTTCTAGTCTTTTTCAAATCCTTTAACTGTTTTCTAAGAAATCATTTTTTAGAGTTTTAGACAAAAATTGATTTCTTAGAAAAACCAATTCTTAAAACTAATAAAAAGAATGTCACAAGAAAAATTAACAACAGACCATTATTTCGTAGTAGCTTTCCGAGATGAAGATTTTCGCAAAATGATGAATCAAATTCAACGGTATGAAAATCAACGCCTACATCAAGTCAAACTTAATCTTGAAAGAAAGAAAAAAGCGGAAGAAGAAGGTAAAGTCGTGAAATCCCGTAATCGCAAGAGTAAACCGATAAAATTTGAAGTACTCGGGGAATATTATGGAGCTAATTGGGTACCAGTCAACGCGACCGATTTATAATTTTGGGAATCAGTATCTTTAAAAAAAAAATAAAAAGGTTACTATCTTACTATCTCATCTCACTATCTTATCTTATTATTTAATTAAATAAGATAGCAAGATGAGATAGCGAGATAGTAACATTTAAAAAAAAAATTGTAATCAGTATCTTTAAAAAAAAAATTAAAAAGGTTACTATCTTACTATCTCATCTCACTATCTTATCTTATTATTTAATTAAATAAGATAGCAAGATGAGATAGCGAGATAGTAACATTTAAAAAAAAATTGTAATCAGTATCTTAAAAAAAAAATTAAAAAAGGTTACTATCTTACTATCTCATCTCACTATCTTATTATTTAATTAAATAAGATAGCAAGATGAGATAGCGAGATAGTAACATTTAAAAAAAATGTAAGAAATTTAAAATTGATTTCCTAAAAAATGACATAAACATTTTAATTTGACTATTGTAAAAAGAATGTCTATATACGATCTAATTTCAGAAATCGTGAACGATCAACTTGGTCAAGTCAGACTGCTGTTTGTGTATCCGACAAAAATAGATAAAATACAATATATTTCATGGTTGAACAAAATTATTCCGGAAAGTGCTAGAAAGACCATTATTATTTCACATCAAAATTTAGGTACAGATGTGAACACCTATGTATTCTTAATTCTCAAAACAAGAACGCAAAAAAAGGCGGAAGTATTCACCTACGAAGAGCAAGTCCCGATAGTTTATAAACTAATTCATCATAACAGGGAAACAGAATGTATCGATCATTTGGCAGAAATGGATCCCGAGAATCGTCATTTGAAACAAAAACCAAAAGAGGAATATAACGTTGGTAAACTGATGGATAGATATAAAACTAAAGCAGAAGCTATCCGCCATTGTAAAACTCCTGCAGAGGTTCATGGAGTTTGTGTGGCGATGGATTTTAAAGTGATACAAATGGAGAAATTCAAACTACCCAATCCTCGCCCATTTCAACAAGATCTTATTAAATTTGTTCAATCTAATGTACAACAATCCTTTAAATATGTCAACTGGTTTGTAGATATACGTGGTCAAAAAGGTAAAACTGATTTGTGCACATATTTGAGAACGAATGAACCCACCATGTGTCTGGAAACAACATCCGGTTCATCCAGAGACGTATTATGTTTAATCCATGATTCAGTTGAGAAACAAGCTTGGGATGGTCAAGTTTTTTTGATGGACATAGCCCGATCATGTAAACTGAGTAACGATATTGGTATAACACTTGAAGCGGTGTCAAACGGCAAAGGAACTAATCTAAAATTTCGTCCTGGATCATTTTACACTTCAGTGGATCCAAATGTTCGCCCAAAAGTTATCGTTTTCTCCAATTTCTTCCCCAAGTTGTCATGCATGTCTCACGATCGATGGAAAATTTATGTAGTGATAAATTATGACTTATATGAGATAACTGAATTCGTTTGGTCTCACAGTCAATTGTTTGATTATAACAAAAAGTATGATAACGATCTTGGAGCCACTTGTACTTCTTTGAGACAGTTCCTTGACCAAAAAAAAGTGTTAATTGGATACCAGAAACAAATTTTCCCAATACGTGGTCGAAAGTTTTCAACGGCCGATGTTAATACTAATCCACTTATGGACCTACCAGAAGAATTACCATTATCCGAATTACGGAAAATACAGTTCTCGTCGTCAGATTCAGCAACCTTAGTGACTCCCGTTAAAGCAATAAACTCATCTAATGACCCACCACCTCTTCCACCCAAACCGAAAAAAGTATCCAAACTTGGAACTAAAAAGCAGTCCAAAACAGAACACACTTCAAACACCGAAAAACCAAAAACTAAAACAAAAAAAGAAACTAAAATTTTGCAAAAAGCAGCAGCAGCAGCACCAGCAGCCCAACCCAAAACTGAGACAAAACCATGGATGAAATATGACAGTTTTAAAGCTTACTCTCTAAGTACCGACTACGATCCGAAATGCCGATCCAATCCAGACTTTCATATGAGTTATTGGGATAAAGATGACGACTTTAATTGATTCATACCTTCTCGAAAAAAACAATCTTTTTCATAATCGAAAAAAATTGAGTTTGATTTTTCATATTGATTTTATGGAAAAAAAAATGAATACTTGGTTTGGAACATTCAATATAGCGAAAAAGAATCGCGAGGCTATATTCCCACATTTAAAACAGAATGATATGGTGATTTCGTATCAGAAATCTAAGTTTAAAAAAGTAAATTTAGAAGACTGGATCCAGTTTTTGGAAACTCAAATTTACGAGAAAGACGAACCTGAATTATTCTATTACGAAGTAGTAAATTTCGACATTCATCCGTATCAAAAATTACGATTCGATATTGAATCAAAACCGGAAAAGATGCCCAAGCCCCCTCTTGAAATGCGTATGGGTTTGATCACAGACCTATTAAACAGTGTGATAGATTTTATGGGAAGAAAAGGCATCTTAATCTCGAAAGACGATTTTGTAATTTGCAGTTCTGATGATGACGTTAAAATGTCCTATCATGTTGTTTTGGATGGGTACAAATTCAAAGCTGAGCATTTGAAAAAAATATATGAGGTAATGCTCAGTAGGATCAATGTGTTTTATTCAGCTTTTATAGATGGAGCAGTTTATGGTAAAACACAACAATTTAGAATGCTTTTCAACTACAAATCACCAGAAGACATGAGAGCCAAGAAATTTACGAAAGAATTTAATAATTTCAGACACAAAGGTCTTCCTCATTTAATAACTGCATCATTGCTCGGAGATTATACAAATTACTGCCAAATTGTCAATACGGATGAATTTGAAGATGAGACTGAAGTAGTTAAGTTCAAGCAGACGAAATCAAAAAAAGAATTAACGGTATCAACACCATCCAAACTAAATGAGGTTGAATTTGATAAGATCTCTCGCGCCATGGATAAGAAGTTTGGGGATAAATTTGTTTTTAACAAAAAGGTTGATATATTTTATTGGTTTACCCGAACGCGAGCCGATGAACAAGATTGCCCCTTATGCCCAGGAAAACGTCACGAAAAACATGATTCTTTTGCTTACGTGTACGGAAGAGACATCCTGTGGAAATGCGGTAGAAATGATAAAGCGCATGGTCTTAGAATTGGAACGATCAAAGAATATAAAGGTGTCACTAAAGGAGCCCTCGATTTTGTTAAGAAAATAAATAATAAGTAATATGGATAAAAGAAGTTAAAGGAAAATTTAAAAACTAAAAAGCAAAGTCACTTGGACTTCACGAAGCCCAATACTCTTGTCAAATTCATTTCAATTAAAATAATTCAAATGAGAAAAAAATATATTAACTGTAAGTTCCTACTTCAATTTCATCATACGGAATTTGGTGCTCTTTCAGTCTAAGGATGCAATGGTAGAAATTATTTTCATCCTTTACCATCGTGGTCGAAACACTATTTTCATAATCAAAATCACCCTCATCATAATAACCAGGACTGTTATATTCAAAAGCGTATCCTAAACGTTGATCATTATAGTACGACAAATCTACTTGTTCAAGTTCCTCAAACACCTGATCTGGGTCTAATGGTCTGTCAGGGTCCTCATGAATGAACCCAATTCTTTCTTCAAATCTTGGTACGAATTTATCGAAACCGTTTTTTCCTAAAATGCGCCTAATATTCATCCAACCAATTTCTTGAAGTTTAGTAAGTGTGAGATCCAAGAAGATTAAAACTTTCGTATCAGTCGGTGTACGACTAAAGCTTTCCATTTTTGAACTTAAAATTCAAGCAATATTTTTGCATCATTTTTTTTTCAGTTAAACATATTAAACCTAAGAATCAATTCAAAATACTAGTAATTAAAACAATAAGAAAAATGGAACAAGCACCCTTCACAAATACAGATGGAGACAAAGTACAGATGGTAGGAGACATGTATTCATTCAAAAAGAGGGGATACAGAAAGAGAATACCATTGGACCAGTCACACATGGCAAAAGTCCATCCGACGATGGCAATGGTATGTGAAAGATGTAAGAAATGTTATAGAAAAACAGGTGAAAGATTACATCAAAAGGTTTGTGCAGGGAGTATGATTAAAAGATTGCAAAAAGACATTTTAGATGAGACTTAAGACAGCAACCCAATCGCCAGCACCTTGAAGGATATTACCAGACATATCTCTCAAAATGATATTTAAAGAACTGATCAGCTGACCTTTAAGATCAACGGGATGATACCACTGAGAATTACAATTGTAGAAGATATATTGACCGATATTAGCGTTATTTTGGACGAGGAAAGAACTGGTGTTATTGGCAGAAGACAAAGTGCCTTGACCTACCCAATCGAAACAGATGAAGAAATAGAGAGCTGGATCAATAGTGGGAGCATACATAGCAGAATAAGAAGAAGAACCAGAGTAGACTTGTTTTAAGAAGGAAAGGGATTTGTACAAATTGCTAAGAGTCATATCGAAAGTGAAATTGGCGTTATTGAAGATGGTAACGACGGAAGTAGCTTGATTGTAGGAGATAGACATGTTTGGATTGGCTCCAGAAATTAAAGAAGCGATTTCACCCAAAAGATTGGAAAGAGTGTAAGATCCAGGTGGGATAGTATAAGTGACTGAATTAACCCCAAAAGTATTATTGAGAGAAGTAATATTGTAGAAGGTATTAGGGATGGAAGCACTGACTAATTTAATTTTGGCACAGTCAGGAATTTTAATAGCGGTATTGAGTTGGATACGGAAATTGGAAGGAGTGGAATGTTGATAATCAACTCGATCAGCAGAATTAATGACAACAAAGGAGACAGGATTCATTAAGATTTTTTATATGGAATAACATTTTATTATTGCATAATAAAATGTCAAAAAACGTATATGACGACCCAAGTTCAAGTGCGTTAACACCGACAATTACGACGGATGGAATTACTTTAGTGGGAGGGGAGAAGGGGCAGATATTAATTATTGGAGATACGAATGGAGATGTGGATGGATTGGATTTGGGAGCGACGAATAATGTGTTGGTAGCGGGATCGAATGGATTACCGCAATACACGTCGGATTTATCGGTGAATATGGTAACGACGGGAGGATTGGCGATAAATGGGACAGCAGTGGGAGATTTGATACAGGCATATGGATCGCCAGTTCAATTTAGTAGAGTACCGATAGGAATGCCGAATCAGATATTGACGGTGGGAGGAGTGAATAATGCGGTGTGGCAGAATTTGGAGACGTTATTGAATTTGTATAGTCCCTTACAGCTACCTGCAACTCAATTTACTGGAAATTTGACGACGGGATATCCGGTGCAATTGGGATTATCACAGCATTGTACGTTGATAACGGATTCATCAGGAAATGTATTGACGGAACCACCGATAGCGGCTTTGAGGACGACGCCATTTACATTGACGACGACATCACAGCAGATATTTATAAGTAGTAGTTTTGTGATGACGAACAATGGATATTACAAATTCATATTCAATTCAGTAATTAATTGTGGATCAAATTCGACGGCGGCTATTACTGTTAATTTGAACTCCAATCCAATTATTCAAATTAACAGCAGCAGCAGCAGCAGCAGCAATTTAACTCAAATTTGGTATGTGTTGTATACAGGAACGACGGGCGGGCAGACTGTAACAGTTAATGGATTGGTTCAAGGAAGTGGATCTCCGTCGGCAACGTTAAGCAGTTGGCAGTTGTGGATGGAAAGAGTGCCGTTGCCATATTTGTTTTAATTACCTCTGTTTATATTCCAAATCAGTAATGCCAGCATATTCCCATTCAGTCCATCCTCCATACGGTTTAAATCTGTAAATGTCGTTAGGAGTACCACCGCAAGTTAACTGGAACGAATAATGATCCGTGGCTCCAATAATAGTAAACTTGTATTTCCAATAATTCGTGATCTGAATAAATTTGGGGTTTCCGTCATTCTTTAATTTCTCAAAATCAGCTGCAAACTTTGTATCCATTTTTATAAGATATAATTCTGCTTTATAATCAACACTTAAGTTTAATTATTACTAATAATTAAAAATGGATCAAAACACGATTCTGCCATATCCGATAATTCGAAAGATATTGAGTGAATTGGACTTCGTTACATTTCTAGAAGATCCAACTACTATTTACCTGATGATGACTTACAAGACGGAAAAGAAACTGGAATGGAAATATTTCATTGAAAGAGCAAAGTCTTCGTTGACCTGGTACCGTCGCATCAGAAACAAGGAATATTATGAGATTTATGATTTGGACCCGATACAGGTAATATTTAGTTTAGTTCATCGAAGAGTGAAAAACGAAAATATATGTTTTGTGTTAGATCGAGATGGCCGTTCGAAGACCAAATTTACAAACATTGATCTTGTAGGTTCTGAAGTATCAATCTATGATAGTAGAGGAGATTTTTGGATGACAACTGAAGATGACTTAAAGAAAAGGTGTTTTGCTTTTTGTATGTTGATAAAGAACTTAAATGAATTATCAGTTGCTTGGGATGATGTCTTTTCTAAATGAATTCTGTGACACGTATCTTTTGTGGGCAAACAAGCAAACAATTTAGTTATATAAGAAGATAGTTGCTTAGTTTCTCTACTAAGGCCCTTGGAAGGAGCTTAAAAGAATATTTCATTTTTTTAATTGGCCAATGGCAGGCTGGCAGAATGGCAGTCTGTCCAAAAGTCTTCCTAAGAGTATTATAGAATATTCTTACAAGTTAGTAGGAATATTCAAGTTAACTTTGTACTATAAACTTTTTTATAAACTACCATTCTACCATATTGCCATTGGTCAATTAAAGAATTGAATTGAAATTAATTGAATTGAAATTAATTGAATGATAAATCAATTTTTTAATTGGCCAATGGCAGGATGGCAGAATGGCAGTCTGTCCAAAAGTCTTCCTAAGAGTATTATAGAATATTCTTACAAGTTTGTAGGAATATTCAAGTTAACTTTGTACTATAAACTTTTTTATAAACTACCATTCTACCATATTGC